ACTGTTACCGGTCTATAAATCCAGTTAACACCAGTTGGTGCTGTAGTAAAAAGAAGATTAAAATCTTTATCAAATTTTAATACTGAAACACTATTAAACAAAGATACCCAGATATTATAGTCTTTATCGAGAGAAATACTTGCAGGGGTATAAGCAGCATGAGTCTCGATATTCTCTGGAACAGATAGTTGTCTTACAGATATAGGTGTATTTAGCGGAAGTATAGAGTTAAAGTTAAGTGTATTAGAATTGTAATTGTATGAATAGTTTTGAGGTGTTTGTAATACTCCTCCTATATTTACAATGAAGCCTGAATTAGGGTCGTCTAGATAATTAGTAGCTGTACTGTCTAACTCTAAAGAGCTTGTCTGTGTGGTTAGTGAATATGTCCAGACAGCTGGTGTTGAAATTAAAGGAAAATAAAGAACATGAAACGTTGTATTGGCTGGTGCAGGACTGCCTAATGTTATAGTTTTATTAATATTATCTATAGTGTATGAAGAGGGTTGCTGTAGTATACCATCAACGGAAACAAGATAATATTCAGGGCTTGATGATAGTGATGGTGTTCCCGTAAGGGTAAATGTTGCAGTAGGACCGGGAGATGAAGTAGTAAAGTGATAAAGAGAAGATATATATTTGTTTGGCAGAGCCGGGTTAAAAATCTGTAGCACGTTGACGTCTACATCTTGAGGGGGGTAGCTCGGAGATATATTTAATTTTACAGTGCGATAAGCGTTATTAATCTCAATAATATCTGTAGTTTGAATAACTCCTCCTACTGTAACCAAATAGTTTTTTGGATTGTCTGATAAAGGTGTTGGTTTATATAAGACGTATGTAGTGGCAGATAGTAGTGGTGAAGGTGTTGTCCAGTGCCAGTGTTCTAAAAATTTCTGATTAGGATTAAAGTCGTTTAAGCTTGTGAGTTCAAAAGTGTTTAAAATTTCTCCGTTATTTGAAATACGATACATTCTATCTAGTTCAGTATCACAAGCTATAAGATCGTAGTTACGAGGATCAACCGCCATACCGTAAATACCTGAAAACCCTGACATTGTATAGTTAAATGTAGAGTTAGTATTTAAAGAAGGTACTGCTACTTCTTTTACAATACCGTCAGTGAGAATTCCCTTATCTTTAAAATATTCAATGGTGTTACAATTACCGGGGTCTGGTACGAGGGTTATTTTATTAAGAGTGTTTCTTTCTGGATTAGATATCCAAACAGATGCATTAGGGGAATAAGGGCTAGGGCTAACAAAGCCGTTATTAGCTGGAACAAGACTAGAATTAGCAATTGACGATGCTACAACAGTCGTGGTGTTTGCTGTAGTATTACAAGTAACTGTTGTGAAAACATAGCCACCTGACTTAAAACTATTTTTGTCTGTAGTTTGAAAATAAAGAGGTGCTTCATCTACTGTGTAACCTGTAACAGGTACGTTTGATAAACTAAGTGTTAGAGGGGCTTGATTGCCCAGAGCATTTGTTGTAGGGTAAGAGAATAAAACTTCACTCAATGAATCCTCTGCACCAGAAAGAATTAATGCCCGGTTTGAGTGCGCTGTAACCATAACGGGTATTTTAACACCCTGCCACTGCTTAGGGTATACTTCATCAATATAGTTACCGGTTACTTTTAAGACGTTTGGAAATAAGTCATTAACCTGCCACACTACACCTGCTCGTACAGTTTCATTGTTTGCATATGATGCATAGGGGTATATATTAGAATCTTCTGGGTTACTAAAACCTGAAGTTTGTAAGGTTGCTGTGATTAGAATAGGACAGTTTACTGTAGGATCACCAGAACTTGTTGAATCAATATAATAAAATTCAGCCGTACCTGATAAAGCTACTAAGCGATTATTTAGATATACAGGTGTTGGTACTACTGAAAGAGATGTAGTGAAGTTTTTATCCTTATCTAAGAACTTCCATGTAGGTGTTAAAAAGTTCCATTTTTCTGGAATAAATTGGTAAGGAGTTGAATTGGAATTTGCAGCGAAAAGATCAACAATAATATTGTTATTAACATTTGAAGTTACGACTTCAATTTTGAACGGTACAACAGTTTCTTTACCTGGGTCTGCAAACTTTTCAGGTATTTGTAAAAATTTAATATAGTCTCTATAAAGAATATCTGCTGTTATGTCTTGAGAAAAGGTACTAGAGTTTCCATCAATATCAATAGCTGTGAGAGTTATTGTATATGTTTTAGGGTATTTGTAAATAAAAGTAGGGCTTGCTATATTATATTGAAGTTCACCGGTACCAAAGTCCCAGGTGTATTGTTCAATAGTAGCCCCTGAGGTTAAGTTTGTTACGGTAAACTCAGTACCTAAAACAAAACCTGACTGAGGAGTAACTGTAAACTTAGCGTCAAGCATTTTAGTATTCTATTGTTTCAAAAATTGTTGAAATGGCAGTTACTTTAATCTTATTTGCAAGTGTTGCAAGGTTGCTAAAGTAAGGATACTCAAAGTATTTTAATGGTATGTTGTTTGTTGTTACAGTAATATCGCTTTGAGGGTATATTGGATTCCAGAAAAAGAGGGATAGGCCTTCTGCCTTAATTGTTGAGTCATCAGTACGGGTCGTATAGAATGTTTCTACTCCATCAACGTCTAATATACTTTGGGTGAGAGCTCTTGTGTCGATGGCTTGACCGAGTCTTAGATTGTCTCTACTAAAGTATTCTGTAAATATATCAACAATGTCATTTACAATAGATTGATTATCTCTTCTTGAAGAAGTTCTTTTAATAACTTCGAGTTGACAAATTTCTTCATCTGTTGTAGGGTTAGCTGTAGTTAATGACGACGATATACCTAAACTTACAGCTTTATAGACTGGATCCATAAAAACTGTTTCAGTTGTTGCCATTTTAACTCCAAGTAAAGAAGTGCTTATTAACTCTTTTTGTGCTGGCAGCAAATAGTCTAAATTTTGAGAACCTGATCTAGGAACAACTAACAGATATAAATTATTGAAGTTACAAGAGTCGGCATAGTATACTTGGTTAAACAATGCTCTTTCTGTCTTGGAAGGATCTGTCAAACCAATATCATAAAAGTATTTTAAGTACCCAGAGACATAATCCCAGTTATTAATACATTTAACATCAGCTAAGAGATTTGTAAAGTTAGTTTTAACGTAAGTTTCATAATCTCTAGTAGTAACTAAACGATACTGAGACCGGTAATTAGCAGGGGCTGTTCTACGAATTTCATCAACACTCTCAGCTTGTTTTGTAGGAGTGGAGTTAGTTGAGTTATTAAATGTCAAATAAGACATTTCGTTATTAGTAAGTAGCCTATATTGTTCTTGTAAAATATCTGTTACAATTTGATTGTACTGAACAGTATTGAAGCGTACAAGTCTTGTTTGAGCTTGACGACCTAGTATGCCAGGTCCTACAATACCGTTGTCGCCTTGTGAAGCTAGATAGTAAACAGCTACTACATCTCCAGGTTGAAGCTTTGTTCCGTTAATATTGTTGCCAAATTTAACCTCATACCGTTTGTTTGAATTTAAACGAATTTCATACTTTTTAGCTGAACTATCCTCTAAAAATAGATTTGAGGTTTTTTGATAGAACTCCCATTTGCTAGTTAATTTTGGTTTTACATAAACATCGATATTAAAGTGATCAACAAGATCTGTGCCTGGGTTAACAATAACTGTTTCATAATCTTCACCAGTTGCTGTATAAACAGGGTACTCTTGGTACTGGCCTTGATATAAAAGTTTTTGTTGAGCAAGCTCGTTTAAGCTTTCAGTAACACTATTCTGGGTTTTAATAAAGGTTATATCTTCATTAAAAGAGAAAGGTATGTTATTTGAAATAAGATAGGAATATCTAGGAATTGTATAGAGGCCTTGTGTTAAAACTGAAGCGGAACAATTAAAGGAAAGAGTTGATGTTTGAAAACCGATAGGTGAGTAGTCCACAAGTTTTACAATACGGTTCATATTTTCATAAAGCTGGGCTTCAGAAAACATAGATTCTGTAGAAGTTTTATTTAGATAGTAGATTAGGGTATTGTAGGAATAAGAAATAATATCAATAACAGAGGCTAAATTTGATCCAATAAAGTTTTGATCTGTAAAGACTTGTTGTTCATTTAAACGGTCAATGATCAATTGACGGAGAGACATTGCGTCAAATGCAACGTATCCGCCTTTTGGTATATCATAATTGTTTGTGGTAGCCATATGTTATTTGTTTCTAGAAGTTGGAAGGTATATAAAAGATTGTTTTTTAACGTCAAAAAGAAAGTCTGTTGTTGAAACTATATTAAGAATAGGTATTTCTATTACAATATTTACGGTATATTGGTTACGATCGGGGTCGACTTGAACATTAACCTTACGTGGTACCACTCTTGGTTCGTATAATTTTATACTATCATATATTTTACGACCTAATGATTCACCGTTTATTTGAGTTAGAGGTTCAAAAAGGTATTGATAAAGATCAAGACCGTATTGTGGAAATAAAAATCTTTGACCTGGTAGAGTATTAAAAAGGTTGGTTAATGAGTTTACAACAGCTCCTATATCAAAACTTGCCTTAATATCAGACCCCGGAACAGGTATTTCAAACCCAGGGGATAAGAG